TAGGAAATAATTAATTAAATTATTTTTTATTGCCTGTTTAGTTTGGTAGTTAGGAGTAAATACCCCACCTTCATTCATAGGAAGGTTAAAACCAATAGCAACACTAGGCCGTTGATCATTAGGGAATATTCTTTGTGCTCCAAATGCCATATTTTATCCTTTTTTCATTAACCCCATAATTTGGTCCATACTTACATTTCCTTCAGGTAAACCTCCTTTTTGGGACATTGTATCCATTCCAGGAGTTACTTGCATAGGTATATCAGATGAATTAGCATTTATAGTACCATTATTACCAGGTAACATTCCGTTTAAAACACCCATCATATTTTCCTTTAATTTTACTCTATCATTTTCAGGTAATGATGTTTGCATTACAGGATTTATTGAGCTAGGAGTATCTATTTTGCTTTCATAAACGGGTTGTTTAGGAGAACGTACAGCTTCCATAAGGATGTCTTTCATTTCTTCTTGTATAGCCTCTTTTACGGCCTCTTTTACAATAGTTTTTAATTGACTTAATTTCATGTTATATCGGTTTATTATAAATATTAGATTAGTTTGCTTTTAAATCATTTGATCGTATATAAAATGCAAGCTCATCAATTAATATTTGATCACTTGCACTAAATGATGGTTCCCCTTTTAAAACTACAACTCCTAACGAATCTGTTGCGGTAGCATATCTTTTTTGTAATGAACCAACTATCCCTTTATTATCAGCTACTGTAGTTAAAGTAAAACCATTTACAGTACTATTCGATGGGGTATCTATTTCTACTTCATCTGGGATTAATTGGAAATCAAGTCCATCTAATCCTTCAGTATCACTACACCTTTCAAATTGTTGATCTAATAGGTTCAGTAGTTGAATTATTTGTTTTAATAATCCTAATAGGACAAGTAATGCCCCTGCTATACCTAAAGATAAAGTTAAAAGAGTTTTAGCTAAACCCTCTAATTTTGTTATTAAGGTTTGAAACCTAAGAATTAAACTTGTAGGTATACCAACCCCAGGTGGAACAGAGGTAGGTAATGGGATTGATTTAATAATTTGAGAGGCAATTAAAAGTAAAGCTGATAAACCACCTATAACTCCTGCTATTACTAAAGCAGTATTTAACATTTTATAGATTTGATTTAATTGTTTTACAATTTTATTTCTTTTTGCTTTTATTTTTTCTACTTCTTCTGGAGGTGGGCATGGTCCTTCACATTCTTCTGCTGTTATTTGACCTGTTAAATATTTGATTATTTCACCTATTAAAAAAGATTGAAGTAATGTTAAAAGTAAAGGTATTAATCTCTCTTTACACTGTTGAATAAACATTTTTAGCAAAATTTTTAATGTGCTTTTTTTACCTAATGCTTGTATTAAAAGTATAGTTTGTGCTTTAGTTCTTGCTAAATCCGCTTTAGCTTTATCAGTTAAACCTTTTACAGATTTTAATTCTGTAGTTTTTAGATCTTCTCTTACTGTTGAATCTAAAGCATAAGGAGTTAATTTTTGGGGAATAAAACCTTTTGCTGTAATTAAAATAGGGGGTTTTATAGCAACTTTTTCAGTATCTTTATTAACGGGATAAGTAGCTTTAATTTTAAATTTTCCATTTTTATCTGTTCTAGTACTAAACTTAGTTCCAGGAAGAGGTAATATTACATTAGCATTAGCTATGGTTTCATTTTTATAAAAATCAATTACAGTACCCTTAATTATATATTCTTTTTTAATTGTATTAGGTACTTCATAATATGTTGTAGAACTAATAGTATAAGTACCAGGATCAACATTCATATCTTTTTGAAGTTGATCTAAGGCATTGATTATTAATTGATCATTAGGTAAAGTATCTGAAGCTTCTGATAATTTGTTAGGTATTGTGTCTGTATTAGTTACAACTGTTTCTGTTTTTAGAGCACCATCATTTAAAGATAAAATGTTAATATACCCTACATCATTAGTTCCTTGTCTAATTAAAGAGGAAGAAGCTAAATAAGATTGAGTACCTAAACTACCTACGTTATTTGGATTTGAATTGCCTTCTGCCATTATTTTAGTCTTATAGAATTAGATAATAATGGGGATGTAATTTTACCATTTTTTGGTAGTAAATTTTTTATATTTTTACATACATCCATTAAAGATTGAGCTGCTAAATCAACACCTGATGTTTCAATGTTAGTTGCATTTAAATCATAACCTTCTAAACCATTTAAAGCAACAGCTAATACTTGAATTTGGTCAACTAAAATACTAAATTGTTGGATAAAAGAACCTCCCAGTAAAGCAGGTTCATCTGCTGTTGTACCTCCTATTTTAATACTTGGGGATGATATATTTATATTTTCTGAATTAAGTCCTATTTGTTTATTTGATGTTAATGAAATAGTATCTTGAGCACTTGCTAATATACTATCCGAAGAGGCATTAAATACTAAACGGTTTGAATTTAAAATTATTTGAGGGTTAAAGAATTCTCGTGGTAATAAAGGTTCAGGCTTTAATGCAGAGTAATTTTCACTTGACGCTCTTAATGGGATTTGTTGGTATGAGGTCATATAGATAGATGATAAATCTTGTTTTATATCTTCTATAATAGGTAACCACCCGGCATCGGATGAATCTTTAGGTTGACCATTTCTTAATATTGTAATGGGATCACCGTTTTGGCCAACAAATGACCAATTATTTTGGTAATCATCAGTATTAGAAGAACCTGAGATTGAATTTTTAGGAACTGTACTACCAAATCTTAAAGAATTTCCCCATCTACCTTCATATATGTTATCACCTGCAAAAGGAAGTAAGGGGTGTATGTTTGTTTTTTCTATAAATGATCCCTTTTCTAATAAAGGACTATTTAATAATATACCAGTAGAAGAATCTTCAACTCTACGAACTACTCCACTTTCAATTTGTTGGTAATCTATTTCTTCTTCTGAATTATTTGAGTTTAAAGCATTAGGGTAAGCATTATGGTGTGGGTGATTCCAAATACCTATAGGATTAAGATAATAATATTGTAATATATTACTATTATTTGTAACTTGACTAATATCTTTTCCTGGGAGGTTAAATAGTACTACTATTTCATTAATTAAGGGGTAATTTTTTAGGTAAGGTAGTAAAGGAGTGGCTGTTGGATTAGTAACTGTTTGTTCTATTGACCCTAAATTTGAAATAGGCTCAAAAAATACAGTACCTAAACCATTCCACCCACCATAAGCATTAAATAGTGGATGAGTATTACTAATAATTATATCTGTTACCCTAGCAGTAATAAATTGAGCCTTTAAAGAATTCAGTTGAGAAAAGATATCTTCTCTATTCTCAATAGAAGCATTAAGTGTAGAATTTAAACCACTAAATCCCGCTTTATTCATTATCTTCTTTTTTCTCTTCGAAGTTAGTATTAAGTTTATCTAACTCCTCCATTAATTGTTGTTTTTCTTCTTCCGTTATACCTAACGCATCATCGCTAGAACTATTATTAAGCGCACGCTGTACTATAGTAGCCATTTTAATTAATTGTTCATCGTTACGAACACCAATATCCATATATTCTTTGATAAGGGGTACAATTAAAGTTGCATCTCCAATATCATTAATAAGAGGCTTAAGTTCAGATATTAAACCTGATATTTGTTTTTCTTTCTTTTTTTGGTTGTTGTATATTTCTTCTAAGATATTAGAGAATTTTTTCTTCCCAAATACAACACTGTCTAATGATCCCATAATATAATTTTGTTATAAATATGAATATAAATAGGATTTAAAATCTGGCGTAACCATTTTCTAGGAAAAAGATATATTGTGACTTAAATACATCATGCAGTTTATCTGCTATTTTAGTAATTTTTGGAGTTTTTACATCTACCATTTCCCTTATGTAAATGTAAAGTGCTTTTTTATTAAACACTTCTAATGTCTCCCTTTTTCTAAATAATTCAAGAATAGCATCTGCAATTTGGGCATCATTCTTTTTTGGAAAAAGTTCTAATATATTTTGTGTAGTATGGTTTACAAATAAATCTATATACTTATCTAAATCACTTTTAATTTTATCTTCACCCATTCTATAAGTATGGGTTGAGTTTTCACCTGTTAATATAGTTACATCAACTTTTTTTATTTTTTTGGTATAATTCTTTTGGTTATATAGTATTAACCAACGTTTTACTATAGTTCCAAAATAGGAATATGCCTTAGCTCCTCTACTTGGGTCAAATAAATGCATTTTAGATAATAAGAATGTTATTATCTCATGTTGGAGGTGTTCAAGATTTTCTACTTCTGTATGATAAAATTTAAAAGTATGAATTATATTTTGAGTAAGTTTAAAAAAGGGATAATGAATATGTTGTTCATATATCTTACTTCTTATTTCGGAGTCGGGCTCATTGTTATATTTAACAATGTAGTCCTCTGTTTCTTGAGTAAAGTAGTTTTTACTTTTTTTTCTTCTTTTTTTAGGTATAGCCATTTAGTTGATTCGGAACTTATCCATTCCTTCTTGTAAGTTTTTAATATTTGAAAAAAACCATCCAATTTCGTCATCACTTTCAAAAGTTCCTTTGGCATCAATTTTTTTCAATCGATCACTAGTAAAACTAAGTTGCTTATTAAATTCCCCAATATATTCATTATATTGAACTATAATGTCTTCTGCTCTTTCATTTTTACGTAAAAGGTTAAAGGTCGTATATCCAAGGATAACGACCAAAATTCCTAATATAATTATAAGAGTTAATATCATAAACTATCTAACATGCTTTTTAATCCGGGACTTGATACACTGTTTAATGCTTTAGTCTTAGATGATTTTATATTTTTACTCAATGTATAATTCTTCTTTGGTGTAGCCACGTTATTTTGAGAAAACTTTGGAAGCCATTCAATTTCAAATTCAATACGCGCCGCCATCATATCAGCTTGATGCAAGATAAATGGTAAAGATGTGCGAGGTTTTGTTTCTGGCATGAATGATTTTAAATATTTTTCATTAGCCGAGTCATATAAACCATCATGTGTCTGGATAGCTAACATTTCATTGAATGTATATTGTATCCCATGCGATTGAAGTAAAAATAATCCACGATCTGGAACAGCAGCAAATGCAATTTTCTTATTATGCATATACTCTTCACCTAATTTATCACGTCTCCATTGATCAGTCTGGGGGATATAAGATTCATGTTCTTCATCTCCCATTTTACCTAAATCATGGTTAATCGCCGAAAATACCAATTCTTCCTGGGTAAATGTCGTCATATCACACCCAAATCCTTCCCATACAGCGGACATGGATAAAGCTGCTTTTACTACTCTATTAACGTGATCTACATACCCACCTGGGAATGCTGAATGGTATTCTTTCTTATGCGATGCTGGCATTAGGATAATACGATCTTCAAATTTTTTGTAGAAATCAAGTAATTTCTGTTTACGATCTCCAGTAATATATGTTTCAATGTTGGTGTTAAACTCAACCCAATTAGATTGAATTTGTTCAGCGGATAATTTCATAACTTTTATTTTTTGACTATCTATTTATAGCCGATTTTACATTTTCGATAATTTCTCTACTTTCATTAATCGTTTTTTTATATTCAATTAATGGTTCTTGTCTAGAAACAATGAATTCTAATTTAGAAAACTTTCCTTCCAATTTTTCAAGTAAACTTATTACGTAATCTTCGTTTTTCATGTTTTATTTATTATATGTGATATGGGATAATTTTTACCCCTTTTATTACCTTTATTTCCATCCCCTTTTTTCCCTATTCTTTCAAAACCTGTAATTAAAATGTACGAATGGATTTTTGGGGAGCCTAGTTATTTTTAAATTGTTTTAACTATTTCTTTTATTTTATGTATATGTGCGCATTTTTCGTATTCTTCATAACCTTCAAAGAATTTAATTGCACCCTCTAGGGTTTTGAGGAATATTTTAGGATTAAAATTTATGATAGCATTAATATCATCTTTTTCATTCAAGTCAATTTGTTTTATATAACCCCATGCTCTATGATAGACGGTAAATTCAGATGCTTCTTTAGTAGATTCAACATTATAGTCTGGTTGTTCTTGTTTAAGAAACTTTTCTAATTTTTTATGGAATATCCCATGATTTTGAATAAGTTTAACAAACATTCCTATTTTAGCATAAGGACCACTCATAAAGTCCTTTATTTCTTGTTTGGTCTTATCATCATCAACTTCCTTACCCTCTACAAATAATTGAAATATTTTATTTTTATCTATCATCAATTCCATTTAATTATAAATATATAAATTACTCCTCTAATTCCCTAATTTCCCGTTCTACATCCTTTTGAATTTCCTCTAAAACTTTATATTCAGAAACAATATCTTTCTTATTAGGGTTATTTGGATGGTAGTGCCATAATTCTTCCATTACATTACTAACGGCTATTAAATCATTAATTAATTCTGATTTTGTGTTGTCTTGATCCATTTGTTCTTGTGTTATATTCATTTTTTTACTTAAATTTATTACCAATTAATATAATATTATCTTTTGCTTCTTCCAAACTAATATGGAAAAATTCTTTTCTATTATTTACTCTAAATGCCTTTAATTTCTCATGAGTCATTCTTTCTACAATTTCACCATTAAAACACTTATACGCCCATTCTACT